CTGGTGAAGCTCTTGCAGCGATATTGTCACTTCTTGGGGCGCAGTCTAATGCATTTACAGAGTCTTTTGTAAACATGAAATCTGGTACAGACGAAATGACTGAAGCTGTCAAAAAACAAAATGAGCAATTTAATGCCCAGTGGCAGTTACTTAAAAATCAATTAACAGTCGTATTTCAGAACATGGCGACTTCTGTTTTGCCTTCACTTATAGGTGCGATGAAAGTCTTATCTACAGTGGGTGGAGTGTTAAGAGGGATCTTTGTCGGCATTACAGAGGTACTGGGTTTTTTTATGTTCAAAATAGGGCAGGCGATAAGTAAAATAAAAGACTTTATATCACTGATAAGAAGTTTAGTTGGGAAAGTGACTGGAAGAAAGTTAAGAGGTAAAATTGATTTCGGAAGTATGTTAAGTTTTGATAAGGGCGGTATTGTTCCAGGCCCAATCGGCGCGCCTATTCCGGCTATTGTTCATGGTGGAGAAACCGTAATACCGGCAGGAGGGAATGCAGGGAAGACTGTACAGATTACTATAAATAATCCCGTATTGCTTGATGACTCAATGATTAACGCTCTTTCTGAAAAACTTGGTAGAGGATTACGTAGTGATTTGAGAATATAATATGTCTGTTGTAATAACGATAGGTGGAATTACCCACACAAATGACGTAGAGCTATTTTCTTTAAATATACGAAACATAATTACGCGTAAGCGTGATGTGTGTTCTTTCAATGTTATTAGTCATTCCGGAGATGAGTATAAACCGGCTCTTGGACAAGATGTCGTTATTACAGACAATGGCACAAGGATTTTCGCCGGCGTAATTACTGAAACGGAAAGTAAACCTAGTGGCTTTAAGATTATAAAACACAGGGTATCTTGCCAAGACTATACGCGTTTGCTAGATCGTAAGTTGGTACCGGATACTTTCACCAACCAGACCATTAATAGTATTATTTCTGACCTTAAGAGTAAATACTTTCCGAGCGACATTACTATCGCAAACGTCAATGCCCCAATCAAAATAAAATATGTATCTTTTAACTACCGACCTCTGGCGAAGTGTCTTGATGATTTAGCGGACATGGTTAGCTACGACTGGTACATTGATTACAACAAAGATATCCATTTTTTTGAAAAAAACTCCGAGTCTGCACCGTTCAATCTAGCTGATGATGATGGTACATATGATTATGATAGTCTTGTGATCCGTAAGGATAATTCACAGGTCCGGAATAGGATCATAGTACGTGGGGGAGAGTACCTCGCTTCGCAGACAACATTTGATATTAGTGCTGATGGTATTGAAAATACGTTCCATACTCGTTATAGGTTCTCTGATTTTGAAGCGTCAGTTACGGGACAGGCTCTAAATGTCGGGATCAACGCGATAAATAACGCTGATGATTATGATGCTCTTCACGATTTTAATGAAAAGCTTTTGATTTTTAAGGAGGCGGACAAACCGAGCCTTGGAGCTAGTGTAAAAATGGCAGGAAAGCCTAATCTCCCTGTGATAGTCAGAGTGAGTAATGATAAGCATATACAGGCCATGATTTCCGCGGAGGGTGGTAGCGGTGTATATGAGTACCTTAAACAGGATAAGACTATAAATACAAAGGAGGGTGCACGACAGCTTGGAAAAGCCGAAATCTCTGCATACGGGGCTACTTTGAGCGAAGGGGAGTTCATAACCGAGACTTCCGGACTGCGCGCAGGGCAGAAAATAACGATAGTTTCAACGAGTAGGGGTATAAATGAGAGCTTTATAATTAACAAGGTTACAATCACACAGCGGACTAAGGACGATTTAAGCTATCATATCTCTTTAATAACCACGCGTACTGCTGATTTGTTTGATGTTTTGCACCGTTTGCTCCTTGAGGGTACTAAGACTATATCAATAAGCCAAGGTGAAACAATAGATATTGTCCTTGATTTCGTTGATACAATGAATATGAGTGATATAATCTCTACTATTTCCTCACATTCAACTAGCTACACATGGGCAGGAAGTCCCAATGTAGAGGTAAACCCCGTTGTATGGAATAAGTTTACGTGGAAGCTGTTATAATAAAAATATGTTGAAAGGTAATATCAAAATGACAGGGAGGTATAAGATACGGTCACACCGTGCAGGGACCAAAGAGCTTCTACGTGAAACAGGATGGGTGGAAAATCTTATCGTTTCCGGCTCTGCTGGCTACGGTAGGAACATACTTCTCCGGCAGATGAGTGGAGATACCACATACCCATTACAGATAGACAGTGCTAAAATAGGAACAGGCACGACGGCACCAGTGGACAGTGATACTGACTTAGAGACGATTGTGTTGTCTGGTATTTCTGTCGCTTCTACCAACCTTTCAAACGATCAATGTGAGTTTGATTTCTTTATGACAGATGCACAGTTGGCAAACGGTACTTATAAAGAGTTTGGGCTTTTCATGAACGGGAGGCTTTTTGCTCGCTCTCTCGTAAGTCCAGTTCACACAAAGTCTGCGAATGAAGACACAACAGTAAGTTATGTAGTAACCTTTAGTGCAACATAATATGTTTGACCATATAAAAACATTCCTTGAGTCTATACCATTTCTTTTTCCTTTCTTTTTTAATACGATTGGTCAAGGGGAAACTGGGAAATCCGCAGACATGAATGAAGTCTCACCTGTTGGAATTGTCGCGCCATATGCTGGTTCCTCTGCCCCTACTGGGTGGCTCCTATGTTATGGACAAGCCTTAGATGCAACAGTAACAACGGCATACCAAGGTCTTTTTAATATTATAGGGAATACTTTTGGAGGTACTAATAATACAGACTTCCAATTGCCGGATATGCGAGGTAATTTTCCTCTCGGTAAAGACAATATGGGAGGATCAAGTCGTAACAGGGTTACTCATGCTAATGCTGATACTATCGGAGCCGAAGAAGGTGAGGAAACACATCTTCTTACGGTTGGTGAAATGCCAGCCCATACTCACAATGTAAATCATGGTAGTAACGCAGGATCAGCATATTCAGATAATACGACACTAACACAAGATGCGACATCTGCGACAACATCAGCAGGTGGAGGTGGAGCTCATGAAAACATGCCCCCTTATATCACTTTGAATTATATTATTCGTTACCAAGCTTATACTTAAGTATATTATGGGGAACGGATTTAAAACAGTAAAAAGTTTTGAGGCTTACAACTTGCTTACAAGTGAGCAAAAAGAGTTTTATCATTTTGAACAACTATCTAAGATTGATGGGTTGTATGTGAGAATGGATATATTACATGAAGGCCTTGATGATAAGTATTCAAAGAAATGGGTTGAAAAAATTACAATAGTTTTTCTAGGCATGATTTTACTAGCGTTTGCCGGTATAGTTATTTCCGGCGTAATCCCTCCCTCAATATGAATATAGAAAAAAGACCATCACCTAATTTTTATGACTTAGATGAAAAGGCTTATATCATAATTTTACATACCACTCTTGGGTCATATGAAGGGACGATCCAAGAGCTTACTAAACGTGGCAACCCCTCCGCTCACTTTGTCATAGGTAGAGATGCTAGAGTCGCTAGGTTGGTCCCTATGGGCTTTGGCGCTTGGCATGCCGGAGTGATCAATAATCCGTCTATCCGCGCGAAAGCTGTTTGCCGGAAGAACATCTGGGGTCAAATAAAGAACCCTAACAGATACTCTATTGGTATTGAGCATGCAGCCGGTTGGGACATAGACAGAGATGGCGTTATTGAGTCTTGGGAACAACTGTTTAATCCGGCTATGATAAAGAGGTCTGCTGAACTAATCCTGTATATAGAAAAAACCTTAAATATCTCTTTTCCTAGTAAGTATATCTTGACACATAGAGATATAACATCATACAAGCCATACCTTGAAATACAGAGATCAATGATTATTTCTACGTTAAATCAAATGAGGGGCTTAAACATTCTAGATAGTACAAGTAGTAATTCAGATCTAGTTTTTAAGGACGGGGCTACGGTTGCTGGAAAGGTCGTAAACAAAAAGATTATCATTAACTAAACTCAATATGTTAAAAAGAAAACCAGATACGTTAGATACGGTAACAGACAAAGTCAAAATACTGATTGGGAGTGTGCGATTTTGGATGCTGACTCTTTCGGCGATTGTCGCGATACTTGAGAGTTATGTAACCAATGGTGCAATACTCCTACCAGACTTCTTTGAGATCGTAAAGATATGGCTTGTTGCCGTTGTCGGTGTCGGTACATTAGATAGTATCGCTTTAAAGATCAACAAGAAAGAATAGATCAATATATTGAGTGCATTAACGAGGGGTTAAGTATAAAGTTTGCTGACTAGCTTTCCTTTATATGTGGATTCTTGCTATCCACCGACCCCTCATTGATGCACTCAATGGGATGGTCTATTTAATCATGTTATTTTTCTTTTTTGCTAACTTATTTGTAAGCCAGCTTCCACATTCCATATCTTGATTTGTCGTTTGTTTAAGCCATTTTTTGACTCTAGGCATTTCCTCCCTCATAAGTTTTTCCATTTGGAAGTGTGTCAACTTACTACGTTTCACCATCGTAAGCCAATAGCCCCACCCATACTCCTCTGTAAGAAGTCCTGCTTCCTTAATTAAATTGACGGAGTCCGCAAGCTCATGCGGTGCCTCCGTTTTCTTTTTTGGCACTTTCCCTATATGTGATACGTCTATCTTTTCCATAGTTAGTCCCTCTTATCCTGCCCCGATTAATTCAATGTGGAGATGGTCGTAACACTATCGCCACTCGGGGCAGGGTAAGGGGGACGAACCCCCTATGTCTAAAATGGTATATCCTCCGGATTTATGTCTTCTACTGGATAATCAATCATAGGAGAATTAGGCGTTTTTACTCTTTTTTTTTACCTTCTTCAGCTTCCTTTTCAGCCTGTCTTCTATCCCACGTTCCGTCTTCTTTGTGTTTTTCAATCTGCTTTTCTTTCATTCGTTTTATGATTTCTGCTGGAGTCTTATTTTTCTCTGATCCAAGAAACTCATGGATCATCCTCAATTCTCCTTCTGTGAGTTCCTTAAACGGTTTTGGAAGTACCGTATACTGTACCTCTTTCGTTCCGGCTCCTACAGCGCCGACCTTAACGTCATACGGCATAGGGAAACCTTCAAACTTATAATCTTCATCGGTTTCGTAATCAGAAATTGTATTGAAGATCGTAAACGGAAGTTTGAATAGTTTTATTTTTCCATCTTTTCTGTCCAATAAATAAGTTAGATACTTCGGTGTACCGGTATATCCACAATCAGTATAACAAATACCTATCTTAAAGGCTTCGTACAATACCTCTGGTTCAACCAGAACTCTAAACTGATTGTCCCCCTCTGCAAACTTATACCAACCCCCAGTTTGATCTGCGTATTCCTTATTGTCCTCTTGATCTTTTGCGATCTTATCTTTCAATGACATGTTTTTATTTGTTAGCTAGCTTTTTGTAATGTTCCCAGTATCCGGACCATGTTTGTTTGATCTTTGCCAAGTTGTTTAGGTCTGCCGTTCGGCAAAGTCCTGCTAATGATTTGACGAAACTTCCGCCGTCTCTTTCCATCGCTTTAAGCACTTTGTAATCCTGCTCATCCATGATTATTTTTTTAGCGAATAAGTCTTCTTGTTTTAAGCTATCGGGCGTCCATTGAAAGTAATACAGATGATAGAAATTCCGGCTATATCTATCCTTGAACGGTCTATCTGTTTTCCCTATGATTTTCTCCTTTATTGAGCCATAGGGGATCTCCATAACATCTATACCCTTAATAAATGTCAAGCCCTCTCTCCTTTCCCTCGCTTGGGTAATATACCTCTCATGTATACCGACCTTACCCTGCCATACTGATTTGATTTTTAATTTAATCATTTTTATGGTTAGGACATTCCCTTAGATGGTTATCCACAATCCAGCATTCCATTTCCTCCATAGCTTTTTCCTTTTCCTCTTTGGTGGTTTCGTGTGGTTGGCAACTTTGCCACTTACGATTAACAGTTTCCTCCGAAAGAAATCCGGTATCATCTGTCATTCTTAATGTCGTTCCTTGTTTTATTAAGCCTTTGCTAGTTAAGCAGTAACCAATAACATGCTTATCAACACACCTCATCGCGAAGTAGTGGCGTTTTGTTTTATTTGACTCTGTTTCCTTATTCATGGTTTGGTGTTGTTTTTCAAGTCTCTATATCTATCTCTAATTGCTCTCATTTGGTGAAAAGGATAAGAGTAGGATAGCGGGTGTTTTTTTAGGTGGTCTTCATACTCTCTCAATATTTCTAACCTCCTTTCTTCAAGCTCTTTAAGTGATCTGATGTATTTGATTTCCATATTTTTTATAGTTATCCAATGTTTACTTCTTCATTTTCTGGTTCGGGTTTATTACCATTTATTTTTTTTGCTTCGGGGAGTATGTCTTTCCAAACAAACCCTTCTGACTCCAATTCTCCGATAGCCGATAAATTATTTTCAGTCATCTTTTCACCTTTTACCGCTCTCCCGATAACTCTATTCCACCGCGCTGTTTTAGGTGCCTGCGCATCGTCAAAGTCTGCCGGAGTCTTAAATCCGTATAGCTTTGTAAGGTAACCGGAGTATCCGACTTTCCAGTTTTTTGTGAACTTACCTTTTTCAAAAACGATCAAGCTTTCCTTTGGTGGTTCTACTCCTTTGTTGTAAGTGTCTGTAATGTCCGCGATAGCTTTTTCGTACATCTTCTCTTGTGGACCACCTACGGAAACCGGAAACTCTAACATCCGGCAGTCATCCCGACATACGTACACGACAGCTCCACGCTCTAGGTTCTTCGCTTTCAAGTAGTGCATTGTTTGCATTATGTGGTTATCGCTAGCACTCCTAGATCGTTCGTATACCTCAAACATAAATGCTGACGTACTTTTTATTTCAAGTATTTTATCTTCCAAGCCCTCCGGATAATTCTTATTGAAGTATTCAACGATATTCTTTCCGGCTCTTAGAAAGATGTCCGGTAACTCAAGCTTTTCAAGTTCCGCGATAGCATTGGTATCCGGCACACCTCCAGCGAGGAAATCAAGCCTACCGGTAACCTCTAGCATATTTGGATATTGATAGCTCAACCACGCCTGCTCGTCTTTGAGTATCCCTGCGCGCTTTAAGATCAACCCTAATATCCACTCCCATATGTTACCGGCTTCAAACTTCCGGAGGGCTCTTGTGTTTGGTGGGTTCGTTTCAGCAACCCCGTTCAAGCGTAGGTACAGGTCTATGTGAGCTTTTCCTAGCTCGGAAGCCCATAGGCTCTTCCTAGGCTTCGGCTCTCTTTGTTCCCGCCCCTCCTCTAGCGTCTTATTCCACGTCTGGGTAAACCCCCATTCTTTAGCTTTCATTTTCGTTTGTTATTTTCTCCATAAACCTCTGGAGTTTTCCTATCACCTCTTCTGCACTTTCAAAGTCTAAAGCTTTTTTGCCTACAATTTGGGTCTCACCATCATTGTCTTCATAAAGAACGCTTATTTCAATACTCCTTATTTTAATTTTTGACATTTTTTTCTTTAATTATGAAGCTATTAATTTCTGTATCAACATATTGTTTTAGATCTGAAAAAGTCTTAGATGGACCTATATCACTTTTTACAATTTCACTGTAATTTTTCCAGATCAATCTTGAGATTATCTTTGCCTCCTCATAGGTAAGAGTTAATTCAATATGTTTCATATTATTTCGGTAAGTATAGTTTCTCACAGTAAACTCTATAGCCGACCTCACGAGGGCTTCCGTTGTCTACTTCTGCGAGGACGTACTCTCCTTTCTTGTCGCTCATGATGTCCTCCTCTCCATAATCATTTTTCTCTAGCCATTGTATTTTTTCCTCTGTCATGATTTTATCTTTAGTCTGCTACAGATAGCGGTGCATTACACATGCCGTCTTTCATTGCGTGTCCACAATGTTTGCAGTATTCGTCTCTTTTTTTATAATATTTCTCAAAACAAGTTAGTCCACAAAAGTACTGTTCGTCTTTTGCTCCGTTTTTTACCCATTTACCTCCAAGGACTTGTTTTTTACATTCCTTGCACTTTTTCATTTTAGAATAGAATTACGTTTATACCGGATAATAGAAACAAAATAAACACCAACGCTAATACGTACGGTGTCGCTTGTTTTGTAAGATCCCCAGTGTAAGGATCAAACATTCTGTGCTTTAAGCTATCGCTTTTTAAGCACTTTGCATAATCATTATTTGTTTGTCTTAATATGCACTGTTTGCAATTTAATGACATAATTATTTCTTGCTAATATTGATAATGTTACGACCTTATTACCTCTATAATATCACAGATGGCGAAAATCACAAGCGTTTAAGCGCTGTATGTGGATAACTTTTTTTGACATTGGGTACTATTTTTTATAGTATAAGAGCATGTCGGTAGACAGAAAGCACGTAAATACATTTTCATATCTGTTTACCGACAGAATTATAATTCCCTCTCCAGATATTTCGGAGGGGGTTTTGTAATTGACGGTGGGGGTTAAATGATTTGAGCCGTCTTTAAATAATTTCAAGTCAGCTGGGTATCCTACTCTAAATGGTTAGAAACTCAACGGAGATGATACCCTCCCGAACTTCATTAACATCTAATGGGGGGAGGGGGGGCTACAAGAAATCTAACAAAGATAATATAAATAAATCATGGAATATGATAGTTATTTAGACAAAAGGTTCGTTTCAGAGAATAAAAATATTATTAATGAGGCTAGACGCGAGCAAGCTCAATTAAGACGTAGAAAAACTAGTACAAAAAACAAGCGTACAGCAAAATGTCTTCTAAAGGGGTCTATGAAAAAAGCTAGTTATTTAGAACTTAAACGGCAGAGTGATCATTTAAGGCAGTTGTCCACACGTTAACTATTTCGCTTGCGAAAGTATGGTATATTAGATATATGGTAAACACTTTGAGTACTAAAAAAGCTAGGGAAAACTTTGAGTATTGTTTGAATACTATTCAACTTAAGGATTTTATTGAACACCGTTTTTTGGAGTTAGGGAAGCGTCTTTATGACGTCCACCGGAAAGAATTGTATTTACCGAATTATGAAACCTTTGAGGAGTTTTGCCTTGAATTGAAGATGAGCAGGGCAACGATAAGCAAACTATTGAATATTTATCAAAAGTTTGTTCTTGAGTATAAGCTATCCCCCAAGCTAATTACGAGCGCAGGGGGTTGGTCGGTGGTGGCTGAAACTCTTACCGTTGTTACTTCAAAGAAGTCTGCCGAGAAATGGCTTAACATCGCTACTCACACTTCAAGGAATGATCTCCGGAAAGAGATAAGAGAACAACGGACCGGAATAAATGAATACGATTGTAAGCATAAGAAAGATCATTATACTTTGAAGATTTGCCGAGAGTGTGGCTTCCGGCATGTCCTTGATGATACGAGAGATGAAGCAAGGGAAAAAAATAAACAACTGGGAACCACAAACGTATGAGTTATTTAGGGAAGCATGGGCGTGTTGGAATTGTGATAGGAATACAAGGGACTGCGGACACCACATATTCGGTAGAGGTAAGGAGGAGGGGTGTGAGAAATCCCCTCTTAACTTTGCGCCACTTTGTAACTTCAAGTGTCACCTACCTCGGCATGGTTACTGGGTATCTCTTAAGGGTCAGCGTGTCCTTTTCCAGAAGACATTGGACTACCTAGCGAAAATAGGGTATGTATTAATAGAGCGTGATCTTTTGTTTTTAGAAACTTATAAGGAACGGATTAATAAATTAAAGATTGTATGAACTGGTTTAGAAAAATATTATTGAGGGAACAGAAAAGGAGGGCACTATTAGAAGTCGGTTGTGATCTTAACTTTATTGAGCGTTACCGGCATGCTTGGCTTAACTATGATGAGTCGGAAGGTCGTAAGATTTTACGGTCTGAAAATATAAAAGATGAGGGTAGACGTGATCAAGCCAAAATAAAAGATGTCTCCAGAAAGATCGCAAAGCACTTGGCTACTAAAAAAGAATATCAAGACCTACAGGGACTTGAAAAAGACCTTATGGCTTATATAGAAATGATATGAGATTGGAGTTTTCATTTGATGATGGCGCAGAATTAGATGTTAAGGTTGCCTCTATTTTAGATGATTATGGATTTAGAGGTACTTTCTATGTTCCTACAAATCATAAAATGAGCTTAACAGGCCTTAAGTTAATATCTAATTTACATGAAATAGGCGGGCATACTACAAACCATCCGGCAAATATTAAATTACTTGATGATCAAGATTTAAGTGATGAGATAGAACAAAATCGCAGGTACTTACACAGGCATACCGGACAAGCGATAAAGAAGTTTTGTTATCCAAAGGGTCGGTTTGATGACAGGATTATTGGAGCCGTACAAAGAGCAGGTTTTATGCAGGCTAGAACCACAGAAGTTTTACAGACAGAGGTACCAAAAAACTCTTTTGAGTATGGGACTACAGTACATATGTATAACCGGAAAGAGTATGGCGGTGTGGATTGGTTTGATATTGCGCATTCAATGTTTGAAACTGCAAAGGGGAAAGAAGACGGGTACTTTCATTTGTGGGGACATTCATGGGAGATAGAGAAGTTAAATTATTGGTCTCAGTTTGAAGAATTATTAGATTATATAAAAAATTATGAATAAGTTTGTCCGTGGCTTATTGATGTTATTTTGTTTTTTTACGATATATCTTATCCCATCCGCGATTGCATTGGCTCGGTACCATAAGAGCTCCGGTCCTATCTTTATTCTTAATCTATTTCTTGGGTGGACGTTTGTCGGTTGGGTGATCGCCTTGATGTGGTCATTAACCAACCAAGATTAATATGAACTTCCTATACCACCACTTCGGTAAAATCCTACTCCTACTGATATTCTTCTCCATTATTCTCCTGTTTATCTTCCTGTGGGGAGAGGTGGAAGCGAGGAGTTATGTATTAGTTACCCCGTGTGATGACTGCATTTTCACAGATGTCAGTTTTGAAGCCCCCGAACACCTAAAAGTGAAGAAAGGAATGAAAGGATACTTTAGGGATTATTGCCAAGCATTATCAAGTAAATGTAAATGATATGAGAGAAATAAAGTTTAGGGCGTGGTCTGGGGAAAAGATGATATTGAGTGGTGGTGGTGCTTATGGTACGGACACACCCTTCAGAGATAGCGAGGGATGCTTTCCAGATAAGATTATTGAGGTCACTCAAAATAATTATAAATGGGCATGGATGCAATACACAGGACTCAAAGATAAGAATGGTAAGGAAATCTACGAGGGGGATATTGTAAGGGGGGTTGTTAAGTTTCCTCAACTTCTCACTATGGACAATGACGAAAATTGCAATTATAG